TCAACATACTGATTAACCAAAGTATTCTCAACAGCATGAGTGGATATTCTTTGAGGAATATAGCCATTCATTTGCATAATCTGGGATTGACCCCTGATATTTCTGGACAAATAGGCAAAGGAATTTCCTAGCCTAGCCACTGAAAATGGAGCAACAATGCCATGCTGAGTGGAAGTGCCAGGGATCCTCTGGAATGGGAAAGGATAAGTCCCAGTATCTACCCAGACCTCTGAGGAAACCTCTCCCATTAAATAAACTTCCCTGTGATCCACAATCAGAGAAACTAAGTTATCTGGAGCACCATCTTTAGAGGCAAAACTAAGTGAATAGGAAATAGGGGAAAGTAGATTACTAGCCCCCCATTGTTGGGTATTTGGTTTGTTATAGACAAAATAATTGTCCACTGTATCCACCACATCTGCACCAGTAAATGCCCCATCTGAGGATGGCAAAACAGTGAAATTGAGCACATACATGGTTTCAGAGGAGACTGTCTGAGTACCAGATAAAACATAAGATCCAGTGCCTCCAGAGCCTGTACCAAATGTCAGATTTAGGGTTAACCCTGTGCCAGATCCAGAATCAGTGACAGAAACTGGGTTGCTAGGTGTGGAGGTATAGGCTCCAGGACTGGTCAAAGTCAGTCCAGTAACTGAGCCTCCAGAGCCTATTGTTGTGACTGTAAAGGTTGCAGGGCTTTGCCCATAAACACCACCCACCACAGTGACCACATCATTGACAGAATATCCAGTGCCTGCAGTGGCTATGGTCTGGCTCAATACTGTCTGAGAGCCTAGAGCTGTAATGACTGTGTTACTTGCCACACTAGTGCCTTGGACTGTCTGCCCAGGGTACAGAGTGCCAGAGGCAACAGCAGTTACATTGAGGGTAGATCCACTGATACTGGCTGTGATCTTGGCCGCCACAGCTGTAGAGTTCATCACCTCTGATGCCACTGACTGGCTAATATTTATGGTGTATGTTCCCACACCTCCAGAGCCAGTCCCCAAAGCTGTAATCACAGTTTCAGAAGTTACATTTAGACCAAATAAAGATTGCCCAATTCCAATAGTTCCATTGGTAACAGCTGTGACTGTTAGGGTTGTGCCAGAAACTGAGCCTGTAAACACAGCAGAACTAGGGCTAGAAATCCTCCAAGAATATCTGTAAACCCCATCCACAATGTAAGCATAAATCCCATTATCTGTGATTCCAACTTGACCAGTGCTAGTCAATAACTGACCAATTAAGGTAGGAACCAGACTGGCAGTCATGGCATAAACATACTGACCACAGACTGCAATTAATTGATTTCCACCAGAAACAGCCCTTAAACCCCTGACTGGAGCCTGATTCTGAAATGCCACTAAAGAAGTCAGCCCAGGAGTTGGATAGAGTGCAACCACACCCCTAGTGCCTGGCTGTTTAAGTGGATCAATCTCTGGCCTCCAATTAATACACTCCTGATCATCTTGGTAGATAGATGCAGAAGAATAGGATGGGCCAACAAAGCCAAATTCAGGCATTATTTAGTCCTCATCTAAAGAATCCACCGCTCAAGATCCACCCTGCATCTTTTTGTCTTCCAACCAATAAAGAGTCAGCATAGGTAGAAACTATTGGAGGTCTCATATTTGTTCTTTTGACTGTGGATTTGCCTTGGGCCGCATATTTCATAATCATGCTTATTTGGGTAGGACTAGCCTTCCCATACATAGGCATTAGCCTCTCAGCCAAACACCACCTCAGAGCCATTGTGTAGCCTTGGGGTAAATTTACTGTGTCATTAATACTGGTGAATTGCTGAAAGATTTGATCCACAAAAATATGCATCTCACCTTGGCTAGGATTAGGCCAGACATAGATGTTTCCCAGTGTCTCAGTTGGCTCATAATAGACTGCTTTAGGCCAAGGGCCATTTAAAGTCTTAAGCCCAATCATTTCATATTGCTCAATATTAAGCACAGAAACTGGATAATCCAAGCCTCCGTTTGTAATGGGTTGACCATTGGAATAGGTATTAATCCTGACAAAACATGAGTTCAGGGTCAGAGGCCTTTGGTAATAGGCATTAATGGTTTCACTGGAAATTGTGGGATTGCTTACACTTAGCTTGTAAGTTCCTGCCTCATTTATATTCCCACCTGCCCCTGTGAGCATTTGTGTGATTTTGGTTCCAGGGATAATATTAGTCCCAGACAATGTCATGCCCAAGGAAATACCACCAGACTGGATGGATGTCACAGTCAAGGTAGTGCCTGAAATAGAGCCTGTAAATACAGCTCCAATTTGTCCCCCAGGGCCTATGGTGTACTGTGTCTGTCCTGAAACTAATGGGAAAATGATCTCATTCTTGTAAAAGACCATCATGCTCTCATTTGACCATTGGTCTAGCATGTCTTGGAGCATGTCATAAGCATCTTGGGCAGACTCAGGGGTTGGAGTCTCCCCTGCCTCCAAGGCTCCAATATCCTTTAATGCCCTAGAAATGATGTCAATAGCCTGAGTCATGGGTCACCTTATATATTTGGAGTGAAAACTTGTGGTTTCCAAGGAGGAACAACAGATTTTGACTGCTCTAAGAGTGCTAATTGTTCCTCAAGCCTTGATTTTATTACACAAAGCCCATCTTTCATAGCATCTTTTTCTATCCACCCAACCACCATTTCCTCTGTAATTTCTGCAAAAGGAATCTTGTTCTCAGGGTCTAAAAAGTACCAATTGCCCTCAGTTTCAACTGTATTTTCGCCATCAGATAGGCTTACATGGTATTTAGCATGGGTGATGACTTCATTTTCTGCACTTAGTTCTGATATTGTCCATTTGTAAATCATACTGGCACCCATGTTTTAGTTGTTTCATCCCAATTATAAAAATTATTATCTGTTGGATATGGAGTAGGAGGTGTCCAAGTCCAATTTGGAGAACTTATTGTCCAAGATGGATATGGTTGTGGAGGATAAAAAACATCATTAACTTGATCATAAATATAACCTATTCCTGCATAATTTCCACGCAAAGCAATTCCACCGTCAGGTTGCCCATTAGAATCATAATGAATTCCTCCCCTAGTGTTATATGAAGTTTGAATCCATTGACCAGGAGATGTATCTATAAAATGTCCATTGGTAAAAAAATCTGCTTCTGCAACAATAACAGTAATAACAATTCCATTATTAACTTTTGCATAATGACTCATCCTGTATAACTCCCTGATGAAGTATATTTAATAATAGTATTTGAACCTGAAGTAGTAACAGTCGGACTTCCTGTTGTAATTCCAGAATAACTATTTGTAGGAACTGAGATAATAACAACTCCTGAGCCACCGCTACCACCACTATATACAGTTGTTGCAGCACCTCCACCACCTCCACCACCAGTATTGACAGTTCCAGATGTACCACTTCCTCCATTTGATCCCGCTCCACCACCACCATTTCCCCCAGTACCTGGAGTTCCTCCTGATACATAATTTCCACCGCCTCCACCACCAGCATAATAAACAGCAGAACCAGTAATTGAAGAACTTAAACCAACTCCTCCATTTCCTGCTTGTGAACCAGAATAATTACCTCCTACTCCTCCAGCTCCTCCTCCTCCTCCCCCAGAATAATATGGGCCTCCTGAAGTAGCATTTCCCCCCGCATTTCCTTGCCCAGAAGTTCCAGAAGCTCCAGTAAGGTTGTTATTATCTCCACCACCACCAGAACCGCCACTTGCAGGAGCAATTGATCCAGAACCAGAACCGCCTCCCCCTCCTCCTATTGCAGTTGTTAATCCAGTAAAAGATGAATTAGCACCACTTGAATTTGATCCTCCTTGACCGGAAGTTGTAGCTCCAGTTCCTCCACCTCCAACAGTAATTGTATAAACTGTTGATGGAGTAATTGTTGTTGTACCAGATAGTAATCCTCCAGCTCCCCCCCCTCCTCCTTGAGCTATTCCACCACCTCCACCACCAGCTACAATTAAATAAGAAGCTGTATAAACTGCTGGGCCTGGAGTTGAAGCATTAAATCCAGAATATGGTATCCATCCTTGAGTTGTATCTATATAAACAAATGCAATAGACTCTCTATTTGTACTCAATAAAACATTAACAGTTGATCCGTCTAATTTTGATCCATTAGGATTAATAATAAGGTTATTAGTTGCAAATGTTCCTGCATAATCTGTTAATTGAATGTAATTTCCTACACTAGGATTAAATGGAAAAGTTACTGTAATTGATCCAGATGTTGTGTTTATTGGGTATCCGTTGCCACTTATAGCAGAAAAACTTGTAGTTTGGACGGATTGCCAAGCTAAACTAGAATTAGCCGTAGATAACAAATTATATTGAAAGGACTGCCCAGGAAAAGACATTAGTATTGACCTCCAAAAGCCATTACGTTTAAGTCTGCACTAGTTGTACCCACTTGCTCAGAAATATACAACTGATAAGTTGGAGGTAAAACCAAGTTATTAAATGTAACTGTTGTTGTAAAAGCAGTTACTGTAGTACTTGGAGTTATAGCAGAAACTGGAATTTCAGCATAAAGATATGAAGTTGTTCCGTTATAAATCCAAATATCAACAATGTTAGCTACCGTTGTTCCTTTAGCAGTAACTGAAATAGCATCTACTTTTGTTCCGTTTGTGGATGTTGCAGTAAGTTGAACCAGTCCAGTTGTACCGGTAATGTTAGCCCTAGAAGTAATAGCAGTTGCAGATGTTAATGTCGCAATGCCTACTATGGGCGTTAATGGGAAAATAGGTGAAGTGTTTGATGCCATTTAAATGTAGCCCCCAAAGTTTTGTTGTAAGGTAATGTTAAGCGCAGGAGGTGAAGAACCACCACTAGCATTTGCCCAAATAGGCGCTGCAGATGAGCCTTGGGAAGTTAATACCTGCCCAGTTGTTCCATATCCAGTTGTGCCAGTTGTTGCAGGGGTTGTACCCAGATTAGTTGACAATCCAATAGCACCACTAGCATTGATAACGTGAGCAGATTGACCAGTTGTACCCCATGCAAAATAATACTTAAAACCATTACCTGAACCAACAGTAATATCACCATCATGGCCAGAGAAATAAATACCATTGTTGATGCTAAAGAAATCTGCAAAAGTTCCACTAGCAGTATAAGTGCTTGAATTCATGCCAAACTCACCATAATAGGTTGAGTCTGTCCCTAAATTGTTGGAAATTACATAATTTGTAGAAGCTCCTGCACTATTGCTTAAGTTTTGAATTACTAATTGATTGTAAGAACTAGCAGTTGTAGACCCAAAGGAAGCAATAGTATTAGAAGCATTAAAACTCAAAACTGGAGTTGTGCTTGTAACTGTATTGGCACTTAAAGTTGTAAAGTCCCCACTTGACCTAGTTGTCGCACCTATTGACCCATTAAATGTACCCGCAAATCCTGTGGCAGTTAATATGCCTGTATTAGGCACAAAAGACAATTTAGTTGAGCTAGTTGTTTCCCCTGTAATAGTGCCTGTTGTGGCAGTAGTCAGGGTTGGGTAATAAGTAGAGCTAGAACTTGTATTGTCTGTGATTGTAATGCCAGAGACTGGAGCAGTTGCCCAAGTAGGAACTCCACCTGCCAATGTCAGAATGTAGCCATTTGTACTTGCCGCTAAAAATGTAGTTGCCCCAGACCCAGTCTGATAGGGTAATGAGCCATTTGCTCCCCCTGCAAGGTTTGTAGCACTTGTGGCTAATGTGGATGTTGCTGAGTTTCCACCAATAGAAAGACTTGAGGCAGTTCCTGTGAGTCCTGTGCCTGCTCCACTAAACACAGTAGCAGTCAGAGTTCCTGTGCTTGGGTTGTATTGGTATTTTGTGGAACTGGTGTATTCAGTTGAGATACTTCCACTTGTCTGGTTAGCAAATAATGGGTATCTTGTGCCGTTGGTTGTCGTGTCATCCGTTACAGAAGCATAGCTAACTGGGGTTGCCCAAGTAGGTGCACTTGTGCCATTACTTTGTAAAAACTGTCCAGTTGTACCTACAGCACTCAAAGCCAAAGCAGATGCTGTAGAGTAGGCAATAGCTCCTGCACTTGCAGTTAAATTGGCATTAGTTCCACCATAAGCTAAACCAATTAATGAGCCATTCCAAACTGAATTTGTAATATTTTGCCCTGCCATGCTAAGAGTATTTGTTCCCCAAGATACAAATCCTGTAGAACTATTTGCAGGAGGTAACAAATAACCACCCCAATTCCCTGTTGCAGAACCATTTCCATAAGAATAGATATATCCTGCTGAACCAGATGGGCCTGAATAAACTGTACTTCCTGCACTATCTGTAACAGTTACAGTTCCAGTTGAATCATTATCAATAATGTATGCCATTCCTAATGGAATAGTTGTCAAATCAGGAAGTTTTATAGTTTGATTTGAAGACCCTGTAACGTGCTGATAATAACTAGATGCAATTGTTAAAGTAGTTGTTCCACCAGATGATGCAATGTTTGTAAGATTTGGGGCTTCATTATTCCAAGTAATATTAGCATTTGAATCTCTTAAAACTACAGAATTAGCTCCACTTGAACTAGTTACTCCAGTTCCTCCACTACTCACACCTAAAGTGCCTGCAAGAGTAACAGCTCCAGTTGTTGAAGTGCTTGGAGTCAACCCAGACAAAGAGGTCTGGAATGTAGATACAAAATTACCTGAAAGAGCAGATGTGGGAATGGTTGTGGAGGCAGTCATTGCTCCAGTTCCATTGCCATATACATAGCCTGTCAGGGTTGTTGCTCCAGTACCTCCATTGGATGCATTTAAAGTGCCTCCAAGAGTGATTGCTCCTGTGCTTGTAGTGTTAGGAGTAAATCCTGTAGTTCCACCAGAAAAGCTAAGAACACCAGTATTTGCTATTGTTACAGCTGTTGATCCATTGTAGCTAGTGCCTGAAAGTCCTGTGCCTATAGTCAAAGCATTTGGATTTACAGCAGTTATAGTGGCTGATCCACCCAAACTAATAGAACTTCCATTTATTGTGATTGAGCTATTTGTCAATCCAGAATTAGGAATAGTTGCATTAATTTGACTAGGTGCAATGCTAATTGATGTATTGGTTACAGATGAAACCTGACCTGATGCATTTGTAACAAATACTGGAACACTTGAGGCAGATCCATAAGTGCCTGCAGTGCCTACTGGAGTGATGCTGAACTGGTATCCAGACAAAGTCAGCCCAGTGCCTGCTGTATACACAGAGGAATTGCTGAACTGGCTGAATGTTATGGCAGTTGTTCCTAGTGTTCCATTTTGTGGAATAGTGGAAACCCAAGCAGATCCAGACTGACCACCATTTTCTACAAATAGAAAAGCAGAAACTAGCTCTGCATATGTGTCAGCATCAGTAGATCTAGTCCATCCACTTGCAGATGCTATATAAATACCATTATTAGCCTGAGTTCCTTGGTTTTTAACCAAAACTCTATCACCAGACAATGTGGTGTAGCCATCAATGGTCTGCAATCCAGACAGTGTGATGTTGGTAGTTGTGGCAACTTGTGCAGGCTGTTTGAATGCCAAACCCTGTGCAACTGCATCCACATATGATTTATTGACCAAATCTGTAGGATTTACAGCTGTGGTGCTAATTGTTCCAGTGACTGTGCTGATATTGGTAAATGCTCCAGATGATGGAGTCACTAGCCCAATAGTTGTGCTGTTTATTGTGCTATTTGTAATGTTTAAGCCAGATTGGCTTGGGTTTACAGTAGCATAAAAAGGTTGCCCCTGACCTATAAAAGTCTGGAAATTGCCATAAACATCAAAATATGCTTGAACTGGCAGTAGGTTTTGATCAGATGTTAAGGCAGGGGCAGTCATCTCAGAATGGGATAGCAGTTAGGATTAATGTATCACCTGCACTCATATTAGCCGCATTTCCAGTAGTAATGCTATAGCTGTTAATGGTTGCAGTTGTTGTAGTGTAAGCAGTTTGTTGCAAGAACAAAGTGGTTCCACTTGTGATGTCATAGCCTTGAACTAGCCACCCATTTGGAGCAGGAGGAAATGTTAAAACTCCACTTCCTGATGCTGTGCTACCAACAATCACCCTAAAAGCATTGGTCTGATTACCTAGAACATAACCATTGGAACCAAAGCCAGAGGCAATTGTTGGAACAGTGTCATATGCCAATACAGCAACTGTATTGATTGTCTGTGTTGATGCTACTTGATTGGTCATGATTGATCAGCCACAGGCATTACATAAAGAGTGGTAGCCGTTCCAACTGCACTCAAATTAAATCCATTTGCAGGCACTGCAATCACAGTAGGCTGAGACATGGAAATACCAAGCACAAATGATGTGCTAGTGTTTCCTGCTGTAGGCAATACTGCTGATGGTGCTGTGATGCTAGTAGGATTTAATGGTGCAATTGAAATAGCCACTGGTGTAGATGCAGTATTCAAAAATGCACAGTAGTTGATCTGGTCATTGCCAACAGGGACAATGCTCAGAGAGCTACTAGCAGTTGTGGTTACTGCCACAGCATAGGTCTGGCCTATGGGTCTGTAGACACTAGTGTTAGCCATGATTAAGCCGCGTTAACTGCAATTGGCAAACCCTCAACTCTATGAACTTTGAAGTCATAGACACCAGAGGCAGGGATAATGGCAGTTGCCGCACCAGAAACATTCTGGAATTGAACTGTCAAAACATTAGGATTTGCAACATCACAATTTGTGATTGCAATATTGGAAGTTTGGTTTCCTTGATACTGTAAGAAAGTAACAATATCTGTAGCCAATAAACCAGGGATAGGGAAAGTCTGTAAAGACTGAACTGAAGATGTGGTCAGGATTGTTGGGGTAAGAGTAGGAGCAATAACAAACTGCTCTAATATGTTGCCCCTTGCAATTGTGGTGCTTGACATGATTTTTTTCCTTTGAAAATTTAAATTGTACTGTTTAAAACAGAAAAAGCTACCCCTTTTGAGAGTAGCTTTCCCTTATTTCAGTAAATATTAGCTGAAGTCATAGCCATAAACATAGATGTCTACAGTACCAGTGTTGCCTGATGCTGTGGTCACGTTTGCATATAGATATTGGCCTTGATAAGCTGTGCTTGTAGCTGATGCATCTACATACTGAACACCCAAGTTGGTTGTACAGTTAGAGGCAGTCACACTTCCAAAGATTGATGTACCAGATCCAGATGCAGGAGTAATGGTTGCCACCAAAGATGCGGCACTCACTGTAGTTCCATTATTGTTGGAATTGGTAATGATCAACTCTTTTGGCATGTATGTTGTAGAGTTGTTAACTTGGATTTGTGTTGTTGCTACAGCATTAGCATTTACACCCTTTGCCACAGCAATCAAGCGCAATGCTTGGTTTGTGGTGACATTACTTGGGTGTGCTGAGACTGTGGTTGCGGGTCCGGGATTACTCATTTTGTATTTCCTTTAATGTAAATGTGAATGATTAAGCCGCGATTCTGCAAGCAAGTTCTTGGTACAAAGGCGCCCAACCATATAAGACATCAAGCCTTGTAGGAATGCTGTCGTTGTTGATGGTGTACTGCCTCACGACACGCATGGACAATCCAACTTCCTTATCAGATGCTCTGCCTGCAAAGTGGACTCCCTCTGGCAACTCAAGATCCGCTACTGCCAGGGTAAATGCATTACGATGGAAGAGCATATTCTGTGGAGACAGAACACCAGTGTTGTTGAATGGAGTAACTAAAGCAGTTGTTGATGTAGAACCAATGATGATTGAGTTCTGGAACTGACCACCAATGATCACTGCAGGGCTAACTGTAATGTTTGTAGCTGAAGTTCCAACTGTTGTTGTGGACTGAACTACAAAGTTACGAAGTTTGCCAGAGCCATAGGCTTGTCTGTTTTGTGGGTTAGTTGCATACACTCCTGCAATCTGGAACACATCACCTGCATTTAATGTAGATGCTGTAGATGCTTTGATCTGGATTGTTGAGTATTGTGCCCATCCACTTGAGAGGTAACCAACTTGACCAGTAGATGCTGTTGTATCTGCTGATAATGTGTAACCACTGTAAGAACCAAAGGTTTGGCTAACGACGTTTTGGTCGAGTTTCCAATTCGTGCCCGCGGAATCCCGCCCCATAAGGCCTTTGCGATACTGTTCAGCAATAGCCTCTTGTGGCATGAACAAACCTTTTAATGAATCAACAATAGTTGCTGATGTAAAGGGTTCAACAATACATGCTCTACGACCATCTCTTGGTGCACCTTCAGCATCAAGATATGCTCCTGCTGTTAGATAGGTGATGAGGCCTGTCGGTGGAGTGCCTGCTGTACCAACAATGTTTGCTGTTTGCAGAGCCGCCATCTGGAGACCATCTCTATCAATCTTGTTTGCTATTGCCGCTACTGCAGGCTTGAGCACACGGTCACTGAACATATCTAAAGATAATGCAAGATCTTGTGTTGTGAATTGTGTGTCCACATGGAATTGTGTTGAGAGAGTAACTGGTACTGAAGTCTCATTGAAGTCCTCAACATTAAGTGCCGGTCCTGTTGTACCAATGAATCTACCTGGTCTGCGGACATTGACTGTGTTACCAATCTTGCCACCGACTACAGCAAACTGATCATCATAGTTACGATCAACTTCACTTGAAAATGTCAATTCGTTCTCTAGAACCATTAACGCTTCATTTGTGATTTTTGATATCGTTAGCAAATTATTTGCCATTTTGATTTCCTTTTAAAATTAAAAAAAGTTACTTTATCTTTCCTGCTTTCCTGAGTTCTTTCCATTGTGAAATTGATCCAGTAAATTCACCATTTGAATCTATTGGCACTTCAACATTAGAACCCCCTCTAATAGGATTGATAGGCTGTGGTGCATTGCTCTTTCTTACAGCAGGCTTTTGTGTCTCTGCAGGCTTTTCAAATCTAGCCTCCAATTTGCCAATTTCTCTCAAAGCACTAATCAATGACATCTTGCCTATTTTTTCTGCTACCTCTGGATTTTCTGCCAAGTGATACAAAATCTTTGGCCCAGTTTCACTTTCTAAAATAGCATCCCTAACTTGATCTGAAACAACTACATCTGAAGATGCAATCATTTCCTCATAATCAGGGAGTTCAGCTTTGGCTTGCTCTAGCTTTTGATTCCAAGATGTTAAAACCTTGTCCTTTTCTGCTCTTGCTTGTCTTTGCTGTTCTGCTTGATCTCTATCTTTCAATGCCTTTTCAGTTGAGTACTTTGCTAATGCCTTTGCATATTCAAAAGCATCAGTGAAGTCCTGTGGCTGTGGTTCTTTATCAGGATTTTCTGCCACTTGTGGCTTGGATGCCTGTTCAAGTTCCTTTAATCGATTTTCTAAAGCCTCTCTCTGTTCCCTTTCCTTTTGAGCTTCAGCTCTGGCAAGTTCCCTTTCTTTGATGACTTTGTCAAATCTCTTTTCGAGTTTTGGCTTTCTGACACCTTCCTCTACTGGTTTGGTCTCTTCTTGTGCCTCTGGTAAACTCTGATCCTCTTTTGTCTCTGTCAGCTCAGTTTGCTCAACCTCTTGTGAGGGAGCCTCTGCAGGGTCAGGACTTTGGGTCTCAGCTAAACCAAGTTTGTTAGCATAAAAATCACCTGAATTTTCTGAAGTAATTACATTACTTGCTTGTCTATCACTCATGAGTTGCCTCAAGTATTTTGCCTAGTCTGCCTGACTAGTAAGGTTTGTGGGCAATATAACCCAAAATCATAAGACTGTCAATCAATATGCTTGATTTGGCATAATGGATTGGTCAGCCTCTCTAATTGCTTGATACTGCTCTTTGTTCCTCATGGCTATTTCTCTTTCTAGCCTAGCAGTGTCCATGTTATGGAGGATCATGTCTGCAATCATCTCAATTTCTGTCTTGTTCTGGCTTGTAATGGCCTTGGTGTTCACATCATGAACCCTAGCCTCCAGAGTGGCCTCAGTATTGTGAGCCTTGGCTGTCTGCCTCATCAGCTCCCTCTGAGTCTCAGCCTGTTGCTTGACTTGCTCAATATCCTGTCTTTGTTGCATTGCCAACTGCATTGCTTGTAGCTGTTGGGTTAACTGTTGGACTTGTTGCTGTCCTTGCTTGATCATCATCTGAGCCTGTGGAGGAATCTCAGAATGTTCATCAATTTGGGCTAATGGGTTGAGGGCGGCCAGTCTGTCTGCAATGGTCTCAGCTCCTGGGAAGTCCATATTTCTGAAGACCAGATCTGCGGCTGAGTTGAACAATGCCTCATTTCCTTGCAGTAATGGCATCATGGCCTCAACTGCCTCCTGTCTCTTAGAGTTGTAGCCTGGGCCTGTCTCCATCACCACATCATATTGACCAACAGTGACATCATTCATCACTCTGCCAACTGCATCCCTCTCATTAATGGTCAAAAGGTCTGGCTTTCCATCATCTCCAATAATCCTCATCACTCTTTCAGTGTCATATATGTGAGGGATTAGATCCAAAATGATCTTGCCAATATGGCAAATTGACTTGGTTAAGTTGTCATAGAGGTCAAAATTGGTCAAATCAATCTGCATCTGCTGACCATTTAGAGCTTTTCCAGACATATTGCCTGGGAGCTGTTGGCTTGGGTCATAAATCCCAATAATGGTAGCCATGTCTTGGTTGATCTGGTTGGCGGCTGTCATCACCCCACTTGGAGGAGGCTCTGGTTGGAGTCTTTGAGGAGGAGGAGCAGGGTTGCCATCAATATCAGTCTGCTTGTATCTCAAAGTTGCCATTGACTTGATGTTGGCACTTGCCCAATCAGTCTCATGACCCTCATCCTGACCCTCTGCCATGATCCATTTAGCCTTGGGAGCTAAGGCAACAGACTCAGTGAGTGAAGTCACCCAGAAGTTGTACATGCGTTGGCTGTCCTTCGCGTGTCTCACCATTCCAAACTTTTTCCTCTTGTCTCCAATAACCACATGCCTTCCATAGACTGGGACTATTGGGATGTAATAACCAGGCCAATCCCTCTCCTCAAGCACCTCAATGGCTGTGAGTTTTTTCCATTTAATGGTCTTTTTGACACTTGGTCTCTCATCCACTACTTCAAGGCCTGCTCTGGCAATTTTCTCAAAAAAGTCCTTGGAATCAGCAAATCTAGAGGTTCCATCACTCAATAAATAGAGCTTGGCTTTCTCTCTGACTGTGTAAAAGTATTCAGCAACCCTGATGTCTTCCCTTGTAATCCATTCAGATTGAGTGTCCCCAGTTCCCCTAGAGGTAAATGAGGTGTCTTGGGCATCTGGGTACATTTCCTTAAATATTGACTTTGGCATCATGGAGGTAATTAAGCACCTCTCTTGGTCTGAGCCATCAACTGCTATGGAATTTGGATCCATGTAGACAGTAAAAGGGTTATCTATTGGGTCTATATAGATTTCTTGGTCAAAAGAGTCTTCCCTTACATATCTGTGGTCAACTCTGACAAATCCCCAACCCATTCTGACTGCATAGTTATAAGCATTGTCATAGGCATTATCAGCATTAGAGTTCACCTCAATGTGCCTGACCATGCCTTGGACTACCTTTGCATCAGCCGCATCCTCCACAGTATTGGTAGCATGAACCTTAATCCTTGGTCTTTGCTGTCTCTGTTGGTTTGTGACTTGCCTACAGTAGCCATCTAACTTATTGATTGTCAGAACTGGTCTAGATTCCAAGTTTCTTGAATTTTGCAGGTCAACAGGCCATTGATCGCCCCCAGAGGCAAATTTAAGGTCTTCTAAAGCCTCTTGCCTATTCATTGTGTCTGCATCATTAGCAAACTTTAGGAATTGTTTTGCCTCATCTATGATGGGGTCATAATCTGTTTCGATTGGATCTAGTGCCATTTATAGTGCCATCCATGATTGTGGTGGTGCATAGTTTACTTGTTTTGGTCTTCTAGGTCTAGTCTCTTGGACTCCCAAGGCAACCATGCGGAAAGCATCAGCTCCATGTGAATACTGGTCATGGAGTGGATTTTTGCTAAATGCTTTGGTGTCTGGGTCAACCTCATATCTATAGTGTCTGAGGCATTGCAACCCATCATAGCAATTATCTCTGTCAAAGAAACAATTCCTGAACATGGTTCTGGCTGAGTTTATTGAGTCAACTATGGAAGTTCTAGGGATGATTTTGGTCTTGAACCCTGAATTCCTGACAATCTCCTCAATGGTTCTGCCTTGGGCGGCCAGTGTCTTGTTCTGGGCATCATGTGGCAACCAGAGAGTGTCATAGACATATCCATAGGTCTGCATCAGGCTCAGATAATGGCTCACAGTCTGCTGATTGTCCTCAATATATCTGATGAATCTAATCTCTTGGGCTATGAACTGGACAAACCAGATTGCTGTGGAGTCTGCCCATCCAAGGTCAAACACAGCATGAACTGGCTTGGTAGGGTCATACCTAACCTTGGTGATTCTTTCCTCCAACTCAGCACTTTGCATCTCTCTGGCGAACACTGCACCATCAACAGTCTGCCTGCACAGTCCTTCCCAGACAGTGTTATATGCCTCTGGATCTCTGGCCTGAAGTGTCATCCTCTCATGGTTCAAAACCTCTGGGAACCAAGGATTATCTGACCAGTTGACCTTGGCAGTTATACAGTTTTCAGGTTTGTGAAGAATAAATCTTTGATAAGTAGCATCTGACTCCAACTCTGGATTCATGGTTATCCAGATCTCTGAGTCCTTTGCCCTAATGGTTGGAATCAAAATATCCCATGATCTGGCTGAAACTGCTTGTGCCTCCTCAACCCAGACAATTGTGCACCCCTCGTATGACTTAATATTGTGAGGATTGTTTTTTAGGCCTACAAAAGAGAATTCTGTCCCATTTGCACCCTTGATTGAGGATTGGGTAATCTCATAGAACCCAATTAGTCCCAACTCAACAATCTGGTCACTTAATAGCTTATGAACTGATTGAGATATGGAGTTCTGGAATTCCCTTGCACACAGAATCCTGTGGACTTGCTTTGCACCCAAGATGAGCAATGCTCTAGCAACAGACCATGACTTTGCTGATCCCCTTCCGCCATAGATGCACTTGTATCTGGATGGCTGAAAGAGACACTGGAGCTTGACTGGAAATTCAGCCTTTTTAATAACTTGGGCAAGTTCACTCTGCTCCATCTGGCTTTACAAATGTGACCTGAAGATGAGGCATGATGACATTTCCACTTGCATCCTCAAGAGTATTGGTTTGGACTGCCTTGCCCTCAAGCCTATCAAATAATTCTTTGATTGCCCAAGGCTCTCCCTCTTCAGCCTGTCTAATCAACTGTTCAGCAATGGATCTGAGTCTATGTGGCTCAGTGGTAAGAACCATTCTTAGACGATCAGAAAACATCCTAGATTTGGATGCATTCTTGTTCCCTAATGGTGCTCCTCCAATTGACATAGTTGTTTTAACCTATAAAGAATTGATTATTAATTACTTTTAGCTATTAGCTTGAGTATCTGGAACTGGTTCAATTGGGGTCTTATCCTTATCCATTGATAATTGCTTATTTCCCTCAATTGTTAACTTTTGGACTAATAACTGCATATCCCTAATTTTGTGTTCTAGAGATGTGATGATTAGGTTTAAGTCTTGGACTGCATGGTCAAATATCATTTTTTCTTTCCTTGGTTGTGCTTTCTGCCTGGGCCTTTCTTTGTGGCTTTTGAGCTTTTGCCTGTTTGCCAGTTAAGAAATAGCTTTTCATCTAGTCCTAAAGCTACTAATAGATGGCTTGCCATATTAGCTCTTTTGGGTTCTGGATAGTGGATCATTTCTTTTTCTTGGCCTTTTCAGCCTCTCTTTTCTCACTGTAGGCTATAGCAACTGCCTGCTTGATTGGCTTTCCTGCCTTGACCTCAGCTTTGATATTTTCTTTGAATGCTTTGGGTGATGTGGATTTTTTGAGTGGCATTAGCAGTTCCAGTTCTTAAGTGATGCTTTGGCTCTCTCTGCAGGGCCTTTAGCGTTTTTGACAACTCCCTCCATCCTGGCACAGAAAGAGGCTTTTCTGCCCTTATCTTTGTCAGTCTTGGGGTTGGGAGCAGGAGGCTTTAGGTTTGACCCATTTTTGGCATTGTATTCAGCTCTACCCTTGGCAGTCATGCCTGCACCCTTTTCTGTAGGGTTGTAGGTCTTCCCTTTGCCAGTGGTCTTGTGCTCTATGGGTTTGTCATGTTTTTTAGTCATTTTTTGGCTGTCTTTGCAGACTCTTTAAATGCTTTGGCAGTTGGAGCACCCTTAGATCCAGGCTTTCTCATGTGCTCAACAGGCTTACCCTCTGCCTTTTCCTTGGCATATAACCCAGTTTTAGCCATTTAATCCTCCAATATTGCACAAATATCTGCCTCTTGGATGATCTGGAACTCTTCTCCATCTGCATCCTTGAAAACAGGAAAATCTAAGTAAGTTCCATTCCCATATTTGATGAAATCACCCACTTTGGCTTGGTCAACCATAGGGCCTATGGCAAAAATAGTACCCTCATTAAACTTTTCTGTATTCTCAACAATAATAATGTCTGAGAGCTTTCTGGTGTTAGGTCTGACAGCTATTCTGTCTCTTAATGGATTAATCATGGGATTTGTCTCCCACTTAATTTAGGCCTACCAGGTTTCTTCTTCTCTTGAGCCTCTGCTTGTGAAACCAAATTATCAATGGTATCTGGCAAATCTGTGTGTTTTAGTGTAATTGTGGTTGGCAAAATTGGGTTATGCTCACCACACCAACTGCTTTCATTGGTGTTTTGAACCCCTGGGTATCTCTTACAAAGACCCATTCCCCTAAATCCATCTTGGGAAAAATACCTACAAGTCTTACAATGTTGAGTAGTCAATTCAAATCCTTATTATTTGGGTTGATTAGAAATACCCCTTAGACCTCTAATCTTTGGGGTATTTCGCTTTTTACATATCTTGGATATGTGGTGCTCTTTCATGTGAGTAGCACTCATGCTCTTTGGAGCCTGAATTGAACTCACCAGTTCTGCCATCCACTTTACCCATATGGCTCATGTCTCTAGAACCAATGCTGTCAGCCTTGCCGATTGCAACGCCTCCAACCAGTTTGGCTTTACGCTCTCCAGACATATCTGAGCTGTTCACACCCTTGGGCATGTGCTCACCAGACATACCTTTTGTGCCTTTAGTGCTGTTTGGGCCAGTTTCCATGCCTTTTTTCTCACCAGTTCTGTCTGATGATTTAGCCCCTTTAGGCTCTTTTTCCATTCCATAATATCCCATTTTTTGTTCCTTGCAAGTTAAAAATTGGAGCCTCAATTATCCCAAATCACTATCTCTTGTCAAGTGAATTTTGGCATCTCTGATGGCTTTTTCTAATTTCTCATCCTCTTCTTTTAAGATTATATATAAGAAAAAAGCCCAAATACTAACCATGAAAACAAAGGCTCCAACCATCAAAAGCATGGAAATAATTAGGAAATTAGTCATTTAACCTCTCTAATAGCTTGTCAGTTAGGTCTACAGACATTTGCACCAACTCATCTGGCTCCCATCCTGAACTAGGCCATAAAGTGGATAAAAGACCAGACATGACCTTGCCTGCAATCATAGCCCTCAAATCTCTTTGATTGATATAGTCTTTGTGCATATCATCAAGCATTTCCTGAAATTGCTCATCATCATCATAAGTCATAGTATCCCCTTTAATTCCTCAAGTTCAGATCTCATTCCACTAGCATCTACCTCAGATTCAATCCTCTTTTTGTATCTTTTGGTCATTAACTCAATTTCTCTGAGTCTGTAAACTATTTGAATGTCTGGGCATTTTTTGTAAATAGCTTGGAGTTGCTGTTTTCTCTGTTCTAGGAGTTCAATCATTTGACCAACTCCACAGATATAAGTTTTGTCTTGTCAGAATTCCAGACTGCTTTAACAATAATTCCCTCTTTTATTGTCCACATTTCTGTGATGTCTTGTGGTTTTATTCTGTATTCACCAAGTACATCCCAATCTGGTTTTATACAGATTAACCATTCACTATACACTTTTCTCTCAATTTGAGCACCATTAGCCCAAGCAATAATTAAATCTGCATGTTTATGTCTCATGTCAATTCCTTATTAAATAAATATTCAAATACTTTCTTATCTGCTAGGTAGTAACCCTTATCCCAAGCAGAATACAAAATAGGCACATTAAATTGTTTTCTCAACATATTAATATCCCTTTTAAATGTGGCTGTTGAAATGTTCAAAGTATCAGTAAAAACTTTCTGTGGCACAGCCTTACTGATGCTTAATAATTGATTGTAAAGAGGAAGTCTAGTAATCATACAGCCCTCACTATTCTTTGTTGTCTGTTAGAGTTGCCCTTTTTAGTCTTGCCAGTATCCTCAATTAAGCCCTTTCTAAGCAGTGAGGCATATCTAGCAGTGATTGAGCTGTATCTGTGATTTGGTAATAGATCTAAGATCTCATCAGAGATGCAACCTATCTCACCAAATGACCAAATTGCCTCATAGACAATTCTTTCTAAATTGGTTGTGTCTACAGTCTTGGCTGATTCTTTGGATGTATTTGGGTCATTCCTCCTAGCTAATAAATCTGGATGAGTTCCAAATACTGGATTGTTAAATTGTTCAAAAATATTCATTTGTTTCATAATTAGCTCCATATTAAAAATTAGGGGGGAGGCTCACATAAAGCAGTGTTTGTACATTTTTCACTTCTACACCATGAGGCGCTAACCCTCATGACCTCCCTTAAATCAAAATCCTATGTCATCATCCTTTTTATCCCAATTCTTTTCCCTTGGAGGATTGATCCATGCCCAACCATTCCAAGGAGGATCACAAACAGGCAATGATTCAATCTTAAGCATGTGACCTTGTGGTGTGTCAAAAATAAACCCAAGTCTATGGTATTTATTCTTTTTATTACCCTCTCTATCAGTGTAAGAACCAACAATAGTGGTCAATTCTGAAATCATCTTAGACATTTAAACTCCTTAATTTACTTACTTTCTCTTCAACTTCTCTCAAAAACACAATCACCTCTTGCTCCAACTCAGCCAGATATGCCTTGTCCAACTCCACTCTTTTACAGAATAGTTGTAAATTTTCTGGCATTCTTGGGTCATAGGAAACAAAGTCAGTCCACTCAGTGCCTGTACAGCCCATTTGCCAAGTCATTTGAATAACGTATTTAGAGGCAACCTTTTGGGATAGTAAGGTTTCCAGGTGTGTAGCGGTATTAGGGCATTTGATCTCTATGAGACCTTCATCTACCAGACCATCTGGTGAGGCTCCAGACATCTCAATCCTTGGGTGAGGCACAAAGCCAACCTGATTGACCATGCAGTTGTATTTGACTTCGTATGCCGCCCTTGCAAGTGGCTCAGTCTCAGTACCCCACTGCATTGCTGAGTTGCTATAAGACTCCACAGGCTTACCAGTGAGCCTTTCACAAACCAGTTGAGCCATGTAGTTTTCCCTTGATGCTGAATAGCCTGTTTTTGTCTTGGCTACTATGTCAGCAACTCTAGAGGCTGTTACCTTGCCAAGTCTGGCTTGAAACCATTCATCTGTGCCTTGTTCTATATCCATGTTTTATCTCCATCAAACTGTTTTTTTCTTTCAATTAAATGTTCAATTACATCTATAAAATCCATTTCTAATTCTTCTGATACTGTAATTAAAATATCAATTGTTGCGCAATAGGTAACGTCCATCTTTTCATTTAAAAACGCATCAAGCATTTTTTCGTAAACTCTTACAACATCTTTTTCAAATTTAGTTTTAGCCATTATTTATTCTCCAATTTCTTTTTCATTTTGTCTTTTACAACAATTACTTTTAACTGCCATTGTTTGTCACCATCTGTAGCTGATATAGCTTGGACAAAGTTTTTCTGCAACTCACCCAAATCTTGACTCTGAGCTATTGCCTCAAGCCAATCAGCCATCTCTGACTCATTTACATTGGACTTTGGTTCTGGCTTTCTAGAGGCTAGATTGCCATCATCATCCTCTGGAGCTATGCCACAGGCACTCATCAGGCTGTACCGCCTTGCATAGGTCAAAGCACTGCCATACCCTTGCGGGTCTTGCTTGGATGCAGGCACATGGAGAATCCCATTAGCCATAGACTCACCAGACTCATGCACAAAAATGGTCTCAATAGCAACCCCTTTGTCAGATTCATGAAGTTTCTGCATTAAGGCAATTCCATGATTGTTTAGTGCATCAATCACTGCTTCCACACAGGCTGATAGGTCAGCATATTTGGATTTGAAATGTGGATTAGTGCTAGATTTCAAAGCAGGCCCAAATTCTTTTTGAGCCGCTACAAATGCTGAATGTATTGATTTCAAAATGTTCCCCAAGTAATTACTACAAATAAAATAAAAGCTATGACAATGCAAGCAGTCATGACCAATTTGTCTTCCTTGTCAAATCCCTCTTTCTCAAAGTTTGGATCTGGATTCTCAGGAAAGGCCTCTGCCAAAGTTCTTGGAAATTTCTTGGTTGTTGGATTAGTTTTCATCTTCATATTCCTCTGGTTCACAATTTGGGCATCCTGGATGGTCTGGGTCTTGGCAATCTGGATGGGCAAAATAATGGGATTGATATCTTTTCTGATTTAGCACTTGATTGTGCAAGTCTCTTTCCTCATCATCATCTTCAAAGTAAACTCTGTTACACATAATTAGTTCCTTATTAAATAGGGGCAAATGCCCCTATGGTTATGCCAAATCTAACAACTCTTCCATTGATAATAATGGGCCATAATTAGCAATTGAATATTCAATTTGCTTAATGGTAGGTCTCATTATTAATAAATAGTCAACACCTCCCATGCATTGTCTTTCACCTTCTTTGTGTTGCAACTCAACAATGTGGCTATTTTCAAAGATATGACTTATTGTGTAGACTTGTGCTTCTGTCATGTCAGTTGTAACTACCAACATGCCTACATATAAATCTTGAGATTTGATTTTTACTTGTTTCATAATTAGTTCCTTAATTTAGATTTAATTTAAATATCAGTTTGTTTTCCTGATGTTTGTAATGGTACATCAAATTTGGCAAAAGTAAACATCTTGTGTAAAAATAATACACATTTTGTTGACTATTTGCAATTTATGATTAAAATACAACTATGAACACAACAATTCAATCAGATAAAGAACTTATAACAAAATTGGGAGGGTCTAGTGCTCTTGCCAAAAGACTTGGTTTAAGCAAACAAAGGGTAAATAACTGGAATACTAGGGGTATTCCCCCATCTATTAAGTTAACTTATCCCAAAATATTTTTATCTAAAAAGGTAAAAAATGTCTAGATTTTGCAAAATTTGCCAAGTTAATATTGATATGAGGGATTCTAGGGCTGTCTTTTGTTTTAAATGTAAAGATGAAAAAGGCATAAGAACTGGAGGAACTAAAGCAATTAACTTGGTTAAAAAAGCAATTGAAAATGGTATTTTGTTGCCTTTGGAGGGTTTGTTATGTGTTGATTGTGGAGCACAAGCTAAATGCTATGACCACAGAGATTACAACAAGCCTTTGGAAGTTGAGCCAGTTTGTAAAAAATGTAACAGGATTAGAGGGCCTGGAATATATTTACAATCTTGAAGTAAAATAAATTGGAACTGGGCTAGATAGGGATTGATCCCCCTTTCGAAAAGAGTACTCCCCTCCTGCCATAGTTTCTTTTCTGGGAGTAACGCGGAGCATTTATGAAAATTAAAAATTGGTCAAAATTTCAGCACTTCAAGGATCGAAAACCTCCTTGGGTAAAACTTTATCGTGACCTTTTGGATGACATTGAATGGCATGAACTTGATCCAATGTCTGCAAAAGTCCTTTGTATGCTTTGGCTTATAGCCTCTGAAGATGATGGAAATGTGCCTGAACTAAAAACTCTTAGTTTTAGACTTAGATTGCCTTTAAAGACTACTAAAGAATGTCTTTCAAAGCTAAATCATTGGTTGATACATGATGATATCAATATGATATCAGATGGATATCAAAGTGATGGTCTAGAGACAGAGAGAGAGACAGAGTTAGAGATAGAGAAAGAGACAGAGAGAGAGGGAAAGAGAAAAGCCTCAAGGCTTTCCCCCAACTGGGTTTTGTCTGATGATGATTACAATTTTTGTAGAACTGAAAGACCAGACCTAGATCCACAAAAAATAGCTGAATCTTTCAAAGATTATTGGTTATCTAAGCCAAAGGATGCCAGTAAAACTGATTGGTCAGCAACTTGGAGAAATTGGGTCAGAAGACAAGATGTGCCTAAAACACAGCAAAAATCTTTTTATGAAAGAGATTTGGAGCTGAAAAAGGCTAGACATGATGAGATGGTTGGCAAAAACAAAAGAAAAGTCTTTGACATCACCCCTAATGACATCTTGGAGCTGAAATGAGTTTACCTATTGAAGTTATTGATGAATTATTTAACAGGCTCTCCAACACCTATGGGAATGGTTGGGATTCAATGTGGTCAACCCATGACATACAGGAAGTTAAAGAGCTTTGGGCTTCAGAATTAAGATTTTTTAATAATAAATGGGATTGTTTTCATTGGGCATTTCAAAATTTACCTGAAAGACCACCTAATTTAATAATATTAAAAAAGTTATTAATGGAATGCCCATATTTAAGGAGTGAATCACAAACCTATTTGCCTCCACCCAAAGGTGAACCTCCTGCACCAGAAATTAAAGAAAAAATGGATCAATTAATTAAAAAATTAAAAAATGAGGTTTAAATTATGAAATATGATTTATTTGGTGAAATTATCACAGCTCAAGCTGAATGGCAGGACATGCCTGAATTCTTTCAGGAAGATTTAACTCCTCACAGGGTCATTTATGTCAGATTCAGAAATGATGAAGATGTCCAAAAGTTTGCTGAGTTGATGGGTCAAAAGATTACCCCCAAGGCAAAAACTATTTGGTTTCCTTATGCTGAACCCAGAGCTGTTGCCCATTTGAGGTATGTAGATGAAGAATAAATATCCAATTTACATTGTTTCTAAGGGTAGGCATGAAAGCAGGCTAACTAGCAAAGCATTAGAAAAAATGAATGCTGATTATTTCATTGTTGTTGAGGAACAGGAATTTGATTTGTATGCCAAACACATAAGCAAAGATAAGATACTCATCCTTCCACAGAAATATCTGGATGAGTATGACACCTTTGATGACCTTGGAAATACCAAAAGCAAAGGCCCAGGAGGAGCTAGAAATTTTGCTTGGGAGCATTCCATAGGTTTAGGTGCTTTTAGGCATTGGGTCATGGATGACAATATTGAAAACTTTTGCAGGCTGAACAGAAACAGGATGGTCAGATCCCATACACCTACCATTTTTAAATGTGCAGAGGATTTTGTGGATAGATACACCAATGTCTACATCTCTGGATTCAATTATGATTTTTTTGTTTTGGCTAAAGCCTTACACCCTCCATTTGTGATGAACACTAGAATTTACTCTTGTTTGCTTATCCAAAATGACATCCCTTACAGATGGAGAGGTAGATACAATGAGGATACAGATTTGTCCCTTAGAGTCTTGAAAGATGGGTTTTGCACCATTCAATTCAATGCTTTTCTACAGCAAAAGGCAACTACACAGACCCTCAAAGGAGGCAATACAGATGCTTTTTATGCCAAAGAGGGAACTTTGCCCAAGTCTCAAATGCTAGTGGATATGCATCCTGATGTGTCAAAAGTGGTTTGGAAATTCAACAGATGGCATCATGAGGTAAATTACAGGAAATTTAAAGCTAACCAACTCATCAGGAAAGAGGGATTAGTGGTTAAGCCTGGAATTAATAATTATGGGATGAAATTGGTATGATTAAAACTATTTGGCAACCAGTTCCCAAATGGGACATTCCTTTAAAACAACTGGACAGATCTAAATATCCTAAAAGAAAAGATGAGCTTAAAAGGGAAAGAGTAAATCAAAATGACTACAGAAAATGGATCTTCAATCTTTGACTGGGATGCTGAATACCAAAGCATTGTCAAGTTCTATGCTGAGTTGGCACTGGCTCCAGGATGGATTGAATACACCAGAGATGTGGTCAAACAAAAACAATTATCTGAACCTCTATTTAAAAATTTAGGCAAAGATGTGGCTGAAAAAATTAAGGAATTAAAAGATGAGAAGGGATGCTAGGAGGGATGTGAATGAAAAACCCATCATAGAGGCACTCAGAGCTGTGGGAGCCACTGTTTACATTATGGATGATCCATGTGACCTACTTGTGGGCTACAAAGGATCTACCTTGCTTATGGAAGTGAAAAACCCAGACTCCAGATATGGCAAAAAAGGCTTTAATGAAAACCAAAAGCATTTTGCTGAAAACTGGAAAGGAGGGCCATTTTGCCTTGTAGATAGCATTGAGTCTGCCCTCAGAATGCTAAATATTATGATTGATTGATATGCAATACAAATTAATAAATGTGGAACAAGGCACAGCTTTAATCAAAAATTTGTGGCCTAAAATGAAAACAGCATTGGAATCAGGGAAAACCCTAGTTATGAATGTTGAGGAGGAACACAGATCAAATGACCAAAATGCCAAATTCCATGTGATCATTGCCCAAATTGCAAAAGAAACTCAGCATTTTGGAGCCAAGTGGGATGCAGAATCTTGGAAGAGGTTTTTAATAGACCAATTTGCCACAGAAACAGGGTTACATGCCTCCAAAATAGCTCCCTCCTTAGATGGGCATAGACTTGTGCAATTAGGCCTCCAGAGTCGTAAATTCAGCAAAGACCAAGCTAGTCAATTTGTGGAGTGGTTAGAGGCTTGGTGTGCTGACAAAGGAATTGAGCTTGAAAGCACATCCTAAAAGGCAATATGTCAGGAATGCCAAACTGTTAAATAACATCAGGTATTTGCACTGTCATGCTTGTGGCAATGATGATGAGACAGTAGTGGGTGCTCACTCCAATAGCTCAAAATATGGCAAAGGAAGAGGCATTAAGGCTGACGACAACATGATAGCGGCCTTGTGTTGGGACTGCCATCATGCCCTAGATCAAGGCCATTATTTAAATAAAGAGGAAAAAGAGGAGTTCTGGATGGATGCTCATCTCAGGACTGTTTTTAGCCTCATCAAGGCTGAGTTATGGCCTCCAGATGTGCCAATCCCTCAGACCTATATTGACTACCAAAATAAGCTAAATTAGCCTTTTTGTGGGTGAGCTTTTTCCATAGGAAGGTGCTCATGCTTTTTGAGCTTGTCCTCTAGTCTATGCAACTCATGCTCAGTTTTCTTTTCATGCTCCCTCAAAACTACATAATGAGCCTTGGGAGACTTGTATTCTTTGCCTTCAATTTTAAAGTTTTTCATATTCATCCTTAGAAAGTAAACCAATTTTGTATTTTTTGGCAGGGTTAAAAATAGTCAATTTCTGCATCCTCATCTCAGGAGCAAAGCTAATGTGAGTCCAAATTCCATACTCATGGATGAGTTGGTCAAATTTGATCCCTGCATCCTCAATAGCCTTGGCAACCATTAAAGGTGTCCCAAAGTCCTTGCATGTGAAGTCAATAGCCCAACCATCCATGTGGCTAGAAACCTTGGCTCCCCCAACTGCTTGGTTTACCTCTGGCAGTCTTAACCATGAATTAATATGAATAGACTTACCCAACAAGGCTCTGACCTCTTCCATGCCTTGGGCTGACTTTTTCATGTTTTCTAGTTGTTGCTCACTTGGCTGATTACTGATACCAAGTCTGGAGGCAGTCTCAGAGTAAGTAGCCTCCTCAAGTGTGAAATGTTCACTCAGATTCATTTTGAGCCTTTCCTATGTGAATTCCTGTGATTAGACCAAGGAATCCACCACAGATGGATTGGAATGCAGGCCCAACAATATCAAACACCACTTTGTCATCCACAGTTGGATCAAGCACTGCCTGAACAAACATCCAAATCATTGAGGCAATCACTCCCATGAGGGAAAGAGTTGCAATCATAGTTACACAGCCTTTTAGTGTCCAGTTTTTCATTGGTTTCCTTTCATTATTTTATAAACATTATTGTATTGATCTATGCATGAATTTAGTTCATTTATGGCTTTGTCACCTGTTGTGGTGAGGCTGATAAGGAAGTTACTAGTTGATTGGTCAAGTTGGGTTCCCTTTTCTGAATCTGCATAGGAGGCATCTGAGGGCATTGATAAGCCACTTTTGGTGTGGATGAACAACCTGAGATTAGCACTAGCCAAATCAGACCTAAGTTGAGCTTGTTTTTGATCTGCATCTTTATTTATTTTTTGGAGTTGTTGATAAGAGCTTGAATTTTGCTCAACCATTCTTTGCTCATTTGCCCTAGCTTGCTCATTAAGCCTTGCAACTTCAATTTGATTTCTTGCTGATTCATCATTTTCTCCTTTGTAGTAACCTGACCCAAATGCACCAAGTATTGACACAATCATTCCCAAAAGAACCCAAGGATTAAACATTTCTGCCCCTTTTATATGCAATATTTTGGTGAATATCCAGTTTCTCTAAAAATCTTATAACATTCATATTCTTTGCTATTTTCTCTGAATTTCTTTTTGAACTCAATATGCCAAGGCTCTTCCACTTTACTTCTTTGATAGTCTAAGTTGATGTAATACATCAGTCCAAAGATGGTGAGCATAACCACCAAGATTGCAATGCAGATTGCAATTCTAAGTGTCCATCTCTCTTTTCTTTCTCTTCTTTCTCTTTCTTCAACTTGATCCTTTTTTTTTGATCTTTGTCAAACTTGGCTTGATCCTTTTCTAGTTTTTCTCTTTCTTTTTGAAAGTCAGACCATAAAGCACCAAGCTCTGGAGGTGATTCATAAATCAAAACTCTCCTTAAATCCTCCTCTGCCTGTTCTAGTTGTTTTCTCTTAATTACATTCTCAAGTGCTTGAGCCTTGATACTTTTGCCTTTAGGAGGATTCTTTTCTTTATGCTTGACCTCTGCAATAGCTTTTTCTTGATGGTCAAAAAAAGAGCCAAGTGAATCACTCAGCTCTGAATATATTCCAACTACTTCCTTTCCCACACCCTTGGCCTCTTTATACAAAGCCACCCCTTGCTTAATAGCAGAGACAGCTGAGATAGCCAACATGAAAGGCATTATTTGAGAGTAAAGTAGTGTGAAAGAAAGCCTACCAGACTAGAAATGCCTGAGACCACCATCATGCCAACCCAAAAACCTCCTTTAGATTTATCAGCCATAGAAACTAGCTTTTCAATAGAGTTTTCAAGTTTGTCTATTTTCTTTTCCATAGAATCAAACTTTTTTTCATAGTCCTCTACCTTTTGCCAAAGGACTCCATATTTAACTAAATCAATTTCAGCCATGATTAACTTTTCATGATGTATGCAAGAGCATAGTATGGAGGCATATTTGCACCAGATCCACTTACACCAGTTGTTTGGTTGCTTGTGGCTACTGTAATGCCAGTTGATGATGTTCCAGTTGTGCCAGTTGTAGCACTACCAAAAGTAACTTGTGATCCAGAATTAGTGCCACCATAACCATTTGTTGTTTGAGCTTGTGGGCTGAATGTGTGGTTGTGTCCTGGGTCTGTAACAGTTGAAGTAGCTGTGTGAGTATGAGAAACAATTACTGCATCTGTAGATCCACCAGTTTGGCCTACAGAGTAGGTGTTGCCTGCACCCAATACAAAGCTATTTCTCAGATCTGGTGTGCCATTTTGACCATTACACAAATACCATCCAGATGGTACAGATCCCACAGCTCCTGACCAAATAGCAATTAATCCACTTGGAACACTTGCTGATGTGGTTGGTGCAACTCCAATAATTCCATATAAATTATCATAAGTCTGGATAGTGTTATAGCTTGAGTCTTGGAGCACAAACTTATAGTTATATCCATAGGTTAACCAGATCTCAGTCTGAGGTCTGCCATCAGTACCCAAGACAATAGGATTGGTGTTTGGATAGGCTCCTGCATTATCAGAATAAGTAGCCTGTGGTGTGGTTGACCCTGCCTGATAGGTATAGATCAACCCTCCTGATAATGGAAGTCCTGTAGTGGTAAAGAATTGAAATCCATTACCTATTGGGGCAAGATTGACACTCATTTTCCTATGTCCTTAATATTGTTTATTCCAGCGGTTCTGGAAATAGTTTTTGCTAATTGCTCTTGTTGAAGTCTTTTTTGCTCTTCCAATGCAAGTCTTTCATTTCTTGCCCTAAGAATTGGCTTGGTGATTGATGTTACTAATCCAAGTTTTCCACCAGTTGCAAAATTTCCTCCTGCCTCTGCAACTCCAAGAGCCGCCTCTTTGATTGCTTTCTTAGCCGCTTCCCTTTCAGATGTAATTGCTGTCTGAGATACATTAGCATTTCCACCCTCTGCATTTCTAACATGCTCAGTAAATCTAGCAACATCACCAATGTTTCTAAGTCTGTTGGCGGCTTCTGAACCCACAGCTAAATCAAGTTTTCCACCTAAATTATTTAATTCTTTATTTAAAGCCTTTTGTGATATTGCTCCCACTTCACCAGATTCAGTGTTAACCACCCCTGCATTAGACTTTAAATGATCAACTAAACCAGAAATCAATTCATGATGAGATTTAGATCCTTCACCAACCAAATTAATTAATCTATTAATATCAGATTGAGATGCTTTATCACTTGTAACCAATGTTTTAAAAAAGTTTTTAGCATCAGGATGAGGTATTAATTTTTCAATTTCCTCTGGTGTTCTTGGGTCATCATAAGCCAGAGCATATGCTTTGTTGTAATTAGGATTTGGCTTGTTTTTTGTTGGAGGTGTAATTAATTGTTTTTGTGCTCTAAATAATGATCTAGCTTGATCTGCAACAGCCTTTTGCTCTGCATTTTCACCTTTAAGTGGTAAATCCTCTAATGCATCTCTAATGTGACCAAGAGCATTTCTTACATTTCCATCTGTACTTGCTCTGCTTGCTGTAGCCAATTGAGTTCTAAGATTCTCAAATTGGTTGAAATTCATATCCCTTTCAGGAGGAGTTGTGCCAATTACTTCACCAGTTTTAGGATCTAATTTTTCTTGTGGTAAATATCTATTTAATTTCTTTTGCCAAACTTCTGGCAAATGATCAATATCATCAGTTTCTACTGTCAGCTTTTTCATTGCATTTTTTGCAAATGCCTCTGAATCAATAGGAAACTTACCACCACCTAAGTCTTCAAGACTTTTATAAGCATCTTTAATTGCTTGAGTGTCTTTATCTACTTTATTTATCTTAATATCTTCAAGAATATTGTTTGCTTTATCTTCCATGCTTTTGCCAGAATGTTCAGGAGCAAACTCTTCTTTAATATTATTAAATCCCTTAATTAACATGGGATTTCTTTGTTCAAATTTTTCTCTCAATAATTCATTACCAGGCAATGCTTTGTGATTGTATTCATCAGACATTTTTGTAATATCTTGCAAAGCCTGACCCTCTGTAGGTACAAAATTAGGGTCAACTTTAGAAAATTTATTATGTATTTCTAATGACTTTAGATCTTGAGGTGTGTAACTAGTAATTGGTTTATTAGCTAATTGAGCTTGTAAAGTTGGATGGGCATTGGCTAATTCTGCTTTAACTGCTGTTTCAGGCACAGTAGCCGCGGCTCCTCCACTTTGTAATCCAGTTGTTTCTGGTGCAACTGATGTAACTGGTGCAATTGTAGGTGCTTTTCTAGCCTCGAATTGGCTTGTTAAATCAGATCTAAGACCTCTAATATCTGAAGCTACACCTCTAACTGTTGAACCCAGTGGAGCTACATACTTAGCACCAAATGGAGCCGCCAAACCTAAAGCATTAATTCCTTGTTGGACATCTTGAACAGGAATATGTAGATTTTTTGCAATAACTTCTGCACCCTCATTAATATGAGATGCAATGTAATTATTAATTGGATCTGTAAGTCTACTTTTATATCCTTCAGTTCCTAATATTTTGCTTGGCAAATTAGAAATTGGCTCACTTACATTTTCAGCAGTTTTTGATGCTTGTTCAGCAGATTGACCAAAAAGTCTAGACCCAAGATAAGTACCTAAATTGGCTACAGCTCCTGGCAAGTTTGCAGGAATATCTGCCAAATTAGCTATTTCAGGAACTATTTTTGAATAATCAATTGGCTTTTGTTGAGCAATAGCTTGCTTACTCCTAACAGGCCTAATTCCAATGTAAGGCTTTGTTAAATCAATTTCTTGAGGTTTATTTGTAGGAGTTACATTTTGCAAAAACTCATTAATATCATGCTCTTGAACTTTTGATTTTGGTTCAGGCAAAGAAGTAAGAAATTGATTAATATCATATTCTTTTGGCTGTGATGTGGACATGACCATATTATTGGCCTCCAACAAGTTTCAACAATTGTTGCCTTTGCTGTTCCAATGCTTGTCTTCTTTGTAATGGCATATTTCCCATGAAATTCTTTGCATGGTCTTTTTCATATTCTTTAATAAGAAGTTTGTTTGGATTTTCACCAACTATTGAAATGTATCTCATTAGGTCAGGAAAATCTTTACTACTAGCAAATTTTGCAAATTCATTGTTAAAACCTTGCACAGCTCCCAATCTTGGATTTACTTGATAGCCTGCATTGTTTTGAATGCCCCTAGCTTGTAATTCTTGTTGAGTGAGCCAAGCATTATCTTGTCTAACAATTTCTTTAAGAGGTTCTTTGCCAAGACTAAAAGATCCATAAGCCGCTCTTTTACTTTCTGCATCAGCATCAGATTTAGTGGATAAATTTTGAATCCTTTGCTCAAGATATTTTGTTAACTGAGTTTCTTTATCATTAAGAATTCCTTTATTTGTTTTATTAGCCAAATAATTGGAAACCACACCAGGCCTAACATCCTCATCATGAAGTAATTCCATGATGTGATCATTAACAGTTCTAATAGTTGGCAGATGACCATATTCACTCTTTGCATTACTAAATTGATCTTTTGCCTTTTCTAATGTTGCTTGATTAGATGCAATCCTTGCATTAAAGTTTTCAGGAGACTCATTAGGCATTGGAGTCAATTGAGGATTGAATCTAGTTGGAGACATTACCATTGGAGGTGCTGTTCCAGTAGTAGCTCTTGGAGTTGTTGCAGTTGCAGTTGTAGCTTGTGGGGTAGCTGTTGTAGCAGTTGGAGGCCCACTTTTTGTGATGTTTCCAGTTAAATTGCCAGATACATCTCTTTGACCTCCAACTACATATTGTTGTTTTGTTATTGGATCTGTAACAACTTGTGGAGCAATACTTGTTGGTAATGGTGCACCTATTTTAGTTCCAGGAGCTGTCTCAGCCATCTGAGGATTACCAGTAGCAACAGGCTGAACAATTCCTCCCAAATTAGCCAAATTAGCAGTTGGGAATTTAGCTCCAAACTGTTCTGATGGAGATGCAGAACTTCCTGCAGATGTAAGCCTTAATTTTTCATATTTTGCAAAATCACCATCTTCAATTGCTTTTTCCATTTGACCCAAAAGATTGGATGGATGCTTTGGAAGACCAACAGCAATAGTTGCTTCCCTAACAATTCCCAAAGATTCTGCTAATGCATTTTTATTTATTTCACCATTTTTATCTTTAAATGAATCAATTTTTGGCAAAGCATTAATCATTCTCCTTGCATAATCTTCACCAGAAACCATCAAGTCTTGTTTGCTTTTTTGAGCTTGTGTTTGAGCTGTTGATAAATCTGCTTTAGCCTTTTCAACTGCCAATGGATTTGTTTGTTGTAATTGCTCAATAGTCATTTGAGCTTGTTGTAAAGCCAAAGGATTCAATTGTTGAGCCTGTTGATATGCCTGTGCTCCTCTAGCAATATTCATCATGTCAGCCAAAGATGTCTGTGGCTGTTGCTGTACATTTATTGGTGCAAAATTAAATCCTGCCATTTTTAATACCCTCCAGGATTGAATGTGCCACTACCCAAGGCTCCACCAGAGTTCACATTAAAAGTTCCACTTCCCAAAGAATTTAAAGAATTAGCTGATGGGGAATATGTAGGAGCTACATAAGGAGTTTGGAATCCTGTCATATCAGTTGGAGTAATGCTTGGGTTTTGATTTAATAAGGAATAAAGCATTGCATTATTTCCTAAATTATTAAGTGCACCACCATAAGCATTAGCTACACCCATTTGACCTTGACCTAATGCAGATGCTCCACCAATTCCAAGTGCTCCTTGATTGGTTGCAGTGGTTGTGCCTGCAGTGTTAACTTGATTTTGACCAACTTGTCCAAGCCCTGCTTGACTTGCCAACATGCCATAAATATTGTTTCTTTGATTCTGGTAATTAGTAAATGCATTTTGATATTGGTTGCCTGCCAAGCCTTGTGTGTAGTTTTGTAGGCCTGCCAAAGCATTACCACCTATTAATCCACCACCTACATTATTAGATGCCTGTAAAGCATTTTGGCCTTGTTGAAGCACAAATCCATAATTAGGAGCAATCTGAGAATTTAGATCTGCCGCACCAAATTGATTTGTCAAATATCCTGATCCAACTCCAGTGCCTGCAGGATTTCCATTTTGATCAACTATGCCATAAGTTCCAGAGCCTAAAGAACCAATTCTATTAATTGCATTGTAGCCAAGCTGTCTAACTGGGGCTTGTTGACTATTAATAGTGTTGAAGTTTTGTTGTTGAAGTGCTTGGGCATTAGCCGCTGCATTTGCTTGTAAATTAGCCGCGTTATTAGCCGCGTTCGCAGACATCCCTGCCCCTACAAGGCCAAGACCTCCTGCAATTGCCATTCCTAACCCTGCTCCAATTGGCATAATTAACCCCTTTTAATCAAAACATCATCCACTTTTTCTGGATCTTTTTCAGCAGTGGCATGAATACAAAACCAAACTGATTCCTCTAAAGCCTGTATTGAATGATGCACCCCTGATTTTATTTCAATACAGGCAGGAGCACCATACATTTTTTCAGAATCATCAGTCCTAACAATTACCTTTCCTTTGGCCAAAATACTCAAGTGGCTGAAATTATGGACATGCTGAACTATAAAAAAATCCTTTGGAATTGTCATTTCCTTGGCATAGAGGCCATCAGAAAAGTTATGGACAATCTTTGGATCAAAGTCCATTCTGCCCTCTAGAGTCTTGAATATGTCAGCATGATTCATTGGTTGTAATAAGGTACTTTGTAGTTTTTGCCATTAACTGTGACATTCATGAACCCTGCAGGAGCAGTTGGCAAAATAGCTCCTCCCTTTGTAGCAGTCCCTGAAGATGTGAAATTTAACAAATTCTGAAAATATTGTAGCCAAGCCCTTTGTGGTCTTTTTGTGGATTGGTCAATAAACTCAGTCTGTGGGTATCCCTGAATCTGTGTGGTCATGACTCACCCTCACTTGCTTTTAGGTTAGAGGAAATGATCACAGCAAAGACTGGATCAGTCACAGAAACCTCAAAAACCCTGTCCCTAGACCATCCAAGCCTTCTCCAAATAGCTCTGTTGCTGTATTTTCCTTCCTGTCCAATAGTCACCCAATATTCCCTAGACCATGTGGATCCACCATCATTTGACCATCTGAGCATGGCTTGAGGATAGGTTGTAACTGATCCAGTGGTAATTGGCAAAGACACTCCAGTGGTTCCAACTCCAGGCTGAAACTGGATCTGCAACTCATGGAAATACTGCCTTTGGAAGTCTGTAACCAAATGAGGTGCTCTTCTGACCCTCCTGATTGGCTGTCCATTGTCTGTGTAATTATTGGGATCTAGCATGTAGAGCTGACCATTTTGCCAATCTCCAACCACCACCATATTTTGAAAAACAGCAGAACAGTTGCCTCTGTGCCTATGGAATGTGTTTGTATTGTCTCTCCAAAGCCATTTATGCCACATTCCTGTGCTGATGTCATATGCCCAAGTTAAGTCAATAGTTGGGAAATTAATTACATAAACCTCATGGCCTTCTAGCTGATATGTCCATGAAACAGCATCCTCAACATACTGATTAACCAAAGTATTCTCAACAGCATGAGTGGATATTCTTTGAGGAATATAGCCATTCATTTGCATAATCTGGGATTGACCCCTGATATTTCTGGACAAATAGGCAAAGGAA